GGTTAGTCGTTGCAATTTCTTCAACGTATACTCCGGGGCGGTTATAAGTCGCCATAAGATTTCTCCTTGATTTTAGGGGTGGGAATTAAACAAATATTAAATCGGTTGGTAGCCAGGTGGGATGTCAGTAGTAGTCGAATTAATTTTAACACTTGTAGCGTCAGGGGCGTAGATGTATGAATCCACGTTACTTTCGCTGCTCACGGTCACGGTGAATACACTTCGGTATAACCGGCGGTTATCTTCAATGGTATCACGTTTAATGAACTCTTCTAGTATCAAATGGCGGTAAGATGTCTCGGTACCTAGGTCGTTAGGCACTGGCAAATAGCCGCGATCTGATGCAAAAACTCTGCCTGTTAAATAGGCTAAAATGGCTCGGTCATGGCGAGGGTGACGAGCATAGGTAGTAATCTGGTAGACCAGGTTCCAGGTAACAGGGCTCTCATATTGGTAGCTGTGGCCAGACACCGGGGTGATTGTGCCCTGTAGGTCATTGTCTGTAAAAATACCAGAGTGCTGTCTTTCCTTAGCCTGCTCCATATTAATTAGCTCAATAGTAATATATGGGTAGCTTTGGCTACGAGATTCTACGTCAGGGTTAGAAAACCAAACACCCACAGGACGTGCGGTGTTTTTCTCATCAGTGACCACAATGCCGGTAAGAATAGTCTTAAGGGCGAGGTCTTCGCTTAGGATAAAACTCAAGGAATAACCCCGCTATCTGATAGGTAGTTTAAAGACCAGTCAGCAATTTGATTAGAAATTACACTGCCGTGCTTGTCTAGGAACTTACGGAATACTGGGCGAGGGCTTTCATCCTCTGTTCCGTACTCAAGGTCTTCAATTTTCGAGGCATAAGCGTTTTCATATTTAATACTTATAGACAAGCCATCAATAACCACGTAAAGGGTTTCTATTGCTTCTAGCGGCCAGTCAGCACCAGCAGCGTCTAGGCGTAGTTCTTTAGTAAGACCTGATTCTAGACCAGATAGAGAGGATTTTGCGGATTCGTTAAAACCTATAGTCATCTGCCCCGCCGTATCGCTCTACCCAACAAATAGATTGCTGCCATGGATATAAGTCCAGCTTTGTTACCTTTGGTTGCGCTATCAGCTATACCGCGGGTAAAGTCCGCTTGAGTAGGTTGTGATACCTTACGGTACTTATCCCTATCTAAACTAGGCATATCAATCTCCGTTGGAGTAAGCAAAATACAGCGCAAATTTGGTTCAGCCCCCGCATAGGGCCACTATCAGGATAAAAGAAAAGCCCCGCTTTCGCAGGGCTAACCTTTTTTATTTAAAATTACTTCTTCTTAGCTGGAACGGTCTTTTTGACCTTCTTGGCCAAAGCAGCGTCCATCTTCTTGTCAGCAGCCTTAGATGGCTTCTTTGCATCCATCTTCTTGTCGCCTTTTTCAAAAGCCTTCTTCTGGGCAGGGGTCATACCCTTTTCCATCTTCTTGTCAGCTTTTTCGTCAGCCTTTGAGCCAGCCCACAGCTTGGTGCACATTGTGCCCTTCTTACAGCCAGCGCACTTACCGCACTTTTCCATTTTCTTAGCCATGGTTATTTGCCTTTCTTAGCGTCGCGCTTGCCTTTTTGTTCAAGCTTTACCATTTTCTTTTCGCCATACTTCTTAATACCAGCGGCTGCGGCGACAGCGGCAGGGTTACTTGCGCCAGACTTCTTAGCCTTCTTTTCGATAGCAGCGAAACGGCTGCCTTCTCCTAGAGGAGCTTTCTTCTTAGCTTTTTTCTTCTCAGCCATTAGGCTTGTCCTTTCGACATTTACAATTATCGCACTTACACTCTGGCATTATTGTTCTTACTCCTTAAAGTCATCAACAGCTTTTTTCTTAGCCGCTGACCTAGTTTTAATTCGTTTAGTAGCAGGATTAGCGTTAGGGCCTGTTTTAAACTTGCCCATATTTTCGTGCAAGGCTGCAGACTCTACGTTACGACGAGCCTGGGCAGCTTTATTTAGATTTGCCTTTTTTGGGCGCACTTTTCTTACCTTCTAAACGCTTTGACATAGCCGCTGCTTTCTTTTTAGCATCAGCTTTTGAGGATGCTCCCCAAGCCTGCAATGATAGCAGAAGTCTTGTAGGTTCGCCATTTGGTTTACGCTCTGGGCCTGGGTTACCGGCCATACGAGCAAGGAATGATGCGCGGCGAGGATTATCGCCAGATTTTACTGGGGCCTTTAGATTGTGGCCCTGAGCCTTAGCAGAAGCACGGCCCTTAGCGTTTAGTCCGCCATTAGGGTTTTTGCCTTCTTTACGTTCCCAAGCAGGTGTTTTAGCCATTATTTCTTTTTAGCTTTCTTCTTTTTGGCAATTGCCATATTGTCGATTAGATTAGGATAAGGACGACCAGCAGCTTTAGCACGAGCTTTAGCGGCAGAGTTATCAATATCCTTGTGCTTCTTTTTAGGGTCCGGAGTTTCCCAAACAGGCTTCTTACTTGCCATTTTTCTTCTTTGCTACTATAGAAGGCTTGACATTGTTTTCTTTAGCGTTCCATTTCTGAGCCCTTCTGTCAGGAGATGTACCAGTAGATTTACCTACTACTTTGCCCTTATTAGGGTCACGCTTCGAATCCCACGGGTGTACGTAATCCTCTTTTTTTTCTTGAGCTTTTCTATACTCAGATTGCTTAATATTAAGCGGCATAACTTTTTTACCGGCTTTGTCAGACTTTTTAATCTCTTTTTTACTTACAGGCATACCGTATACCTGCTTAGCCTCAACTTTACCAATACCGCGGTTAAGTTTCTTTATAACTCTTTGTGGTTTAGGTCGATTAGCCATTACTTCTTCTTTCTATTTTTTGACGTTACTTTTTTAGGCAAAGCTTTTTGATTAGGGGTAACTGAAGCCCATTGTTTAGCCATCTGTGGGTGATTAGCAAACATCCACTTTTCTTGGTCTTTAGACTTAAAAGGCATTACTTAGTTTTCTTAGGAGCGGCTTTCTTAGGAGCGGCTGCCTTAGCAGCTGGCTTTGCAGCGGCTTTAGCAGCAGGCTTCTTAGCAGCAGGCTTAGCAGTAGCCTTCTTGCTGTCAAGCGCGCTAGATACTTTCTTGAAGTTGGTGTTTCTACCTTCTTGAGCGGCTACAGTCATATTCTTACCATAGTCAGCGTCAGTTGTAGTAACTAGTCTTGGCTCATAGTGAGGAAAGTGCTTAGACATAAGCTTGTGGGTAGTCATAGCCAAGTCGCCGTCTTTAGTAACGTCGTAATCGTGGAATTCTCCGTTAACGTCTTTTACCTGGTTAACAAAATATGACTCTGCTGGGGTTGACTTACTAGCCATTTATATCTCCTATGGTTGGGCATATGCCAAGAACTGAACGTCATTCACAAGCTCATCTGGAGCTAGCTGTGTGCAGTCCATGACAATCATGGTGTGGCGGTTAGCCACCAGTCCGGCAGGCTGAGTCTTATTCGGCCTGTAAACCTCGTTCTTAAATACAATTCTATACTTATCTACAAGGTCAATACTGGACTTAACCAAACCTCTGTCATCAAAGATTTCAGGGGCTACGGCAAAAGCGTCATCAATATTAAAGGTCAAGTGCAGGGTGTCCACGTTGTAGAAACCGCGGTCATTAAGCACAGAGGCACCTTCACCAATAGATACGGCTACCACAGGAACATACTTAGGGCCATCCCAGACACGGCCTACACCAATAGGCTCAACGTCATAAATCGGGTCAGTGTTCATAGCCGAGTAGGTAGAGTTAAATGTCCACCATTGGGCTAAAACACCTACTGGGTTAGTCCTATCGGCTGTGATGCCGTCGCTAATCTGGTCTGACTCAAAGTCAGAATCAAAACGGCCGCCTGGGGTATATGAACGCATAATCCTACTTTACCATTAACTAATTCTATAAGTGGCGTAGTTGTTTGCAGATGTGCGTCTAGTCAAAAAGCGTCCTGAAGTACCGGCTGCAACAACCATGTTTCCGTTTCCAGATACTAGGTGAGCTGTTGACCCGACT